ATGACCATTAAGGCTCGAAGATATACCACCTCTCGCTATGCCAGTAACTCTTGAAGCATCGGATGCGGACTTGGATCTTGCCACAAGGACTCCTTCATCGGTAAACTGACAAACGGTGGTGTCAATCTCCGTCACTCGTTTAATAAGTTCTTCTCGCGTTAATCTCTCAGATTCTCTTACAAAAATATACTTTCCGCACCTCGTGCGTTGACCAGTAATGTTCGCCCATACATGTCTCACTCCACATTCACGCTCCGCTTCAGAAATCGACTTGAAATAATGCTCAGATAGGTCATCTAATCTATATCCGTAAACACAGCACTCGGCGTTGCTCGCCCCGTTCATCTTCTTTGAGGCCATCTCTCTATCTCGGCGTCCTCCATAGTTCATATTGTATTTTGCGGTACACCATTCCAGATTCTCGATGACATTATTTCTCTTATTCTCATCTTTATGATTGACCTGAAGATATCTGGTCCCAATAAATTGTTTCAATTCTTCGGGGACCGGCAAAAACGCTTCAGCCATAAGCCTGCTTACATTTGTCTCTCTGCGATGCCCATCCTTCATTAAAGCAACTTGATAATACTCGCCCTTGAACTGCTGCCTTAAGATTTTTCCTTTTTCTCCATGCCGTTTGTGTAGGCTCCGGACTCTGCTTATGCTTGAAATTTCGTAAGAGCCCTCAAAGCCAGGGACAGGTTTCCAAATTTCTTCCATCTTAAAAACGAATCCCCGAATTTTCAAAAGGTGGTTGCAGCACCTCCCTACTCATTCGGGGCTCTTATAGTTCTCTTCCTCGTCTGCAACACGAGTGTGTATGCAAAGATAAGAAGAATTATTTGAATAACGAAGGACTTTCGTCCTTTTTCTTGACTTTTACCTTGTCGAGAATATTGCGAGAGAAGAAATACCAATACTTCGGACTAATGCTTTCTCCGTGTTTCGTCCGCAAGACTTCAATCGCCCGCATAAACGCCTCTTTCTTGTTGTCGGGATTCTTGATGCATACATTCACGAGTATCCAGTTTGTCTTTTTGCCTTCCAATTTTCTCCTGGCAACATACTGCTCAATGGTTTCTTCCTCCTCATCCGCATTCGATACAATCTCTTGCAACTCCGCATGATATATCTCCTGCTGGCTTGGAAAGTGGTAATTGCAATATGGACAGTCGCAGTACTGCACGGGAATCATCTTCTGGCACTGAGGGCAAATCTTCATCGGAGGGACGCCGCCTCCCTTCGCTTCCGAATGCCAAAGTGACCATTGACGAGGCTGCTCATAACGCCCAATTTTCTCGAAGTTGCAACCGAAATCCAAGCATATAAACTCATTATTCTTTCCGTCCGCGATACGGCTTGCTCTCCCTAAGCACTGGTACCATTTCACAATAGAGGTCGTGGCGAATAGCACCATTACTACCTTGATGTCGGCAATATCCAAGCCCGTAGTTCCGATCCCAAGATTCACAAGCACCTTGAAGTCCCCCCTGGCGAATCCATCCACGATTTCCTTTCGAGGCCCGCTATAATCTTCGTCCTCGTCGAAGTTGTTCGATAGAAGATACTTCGCGCTGACCCCGTGAGCATTAAACTCTTCCGCCAGACCGATGCACTGCTCAGAACTGCACCCAAAGACAATCGCCTTCTCTCCAGGGCAGATGCGCAGGTAGTTCTCCACGGCTCCTACATACTTCGTCCTCGACTTGAACTTTGCCGCCATCTGGCCCAAGTTGTAATCACCTCGTCCGTAGTCCCATTCGACATCATCCATAGACGGAGCATCCAGAGAGTACAGTTTGCACCGGCATAGATATCCCATATCCACCAGATCCTGCACGGACGGACCGACGACCATCGCGTTATACATGAGCGCCATCTGTTTCATGTGCCCGGACCTGGAAGGAGTGGCGGTGTAACCAGTGACATAGCACTTCGGCGAGATGTAATCAAAGATAAAATCAAAGTCACAAACATGTGCCTCGTCTGGCACCAAGAGCGTGACGGATTTAAGGTACTCCTGCCACTCCGGTTTCTCGATTCTCCGGCGCAAGGTCTGTATCATCCCTACGGCGCAGTTCGAGGTCGGCACCTTTCTGTGCTTTGGCGATATGATTTCTGGCTCTACGCCGAACTTCCGGCACTGGTTGGCATCTTGCTTCATCACCTCCTCTCGGTGCGCTAAAATAAGCACTTTTGAGCCCTTCTTGACAGCAAGGGATGTAACATAGCCGAGGATTAAGCCCTTCCCTCCACCTGTCGGAAGGACGCAAACTATGCGCCGGTACTTCGCCAGCGCAGTCCTGATCTCCGAAACGGCGGTCTGCTGGTAGTCGCGTAACTGAATCATACAACGTCCTCCCACACGACAACACCCAAATGGCTAAATTTCTTAAAATCCAAAGTACAAGTGGAATATTTTTGATATAGAGGTGTTTTATGCTCGAAAACTATGTGCGGCCGCGATAAATCCCACCAAAAGATCCTCTTAAAAGCACCATCTACTTCTTCTGGGGTGTTGAAAGTCGTTCCGGGATGATACCACCATGTGCCATCTATGTGTTGCTCAAGCAATGAAAACATATTCTACAATTATTTGCGGACGGGGCAGGACTTGAACCTGCACAACAGAAACGGGCCTAGCGGGAATTACGCCTCCACGTCGGGAATATTGCAACCTCTCCCTCTGCTGCTCTCACCATCTTAGTAACCCGTCCAAAACGCCGCCGTTAGTGCACTCCTGGGCAATTACGCCGTGGGCTGTCGCCTTTAAAGGAAGGCTCAGGGGCTCACATCGGCGGCAATCCTACTATAGCCCCTTTTTCGGATTTATTCGGCACATACTGCTCCCGGAGGCTCAGGGCAGGAAGGCTTCAACTCTGCGATGAGCATATCAGCCATAGCCACAGCACCGTGAGCAGATTCTGCAAGCCCTTTCACAACGAACTCCTTAGCCAGCTCATAACGCCTCGCCGGCCATGGATCGTACTCGGAGAATTTCGTCGGTTCAAAGCTATTGATCATTTTCTCAAAAGGACTATCAATCACAAAGTCCCATTCGAGCGTCAAATGCTCCTTAAAGTGTTCAACTCCAGAGGCGTCGATATACGACACCCAGTCATTCTCGCTACGGGCGCCTTTATCGGCGGTCTCCCAAGCGACGATCTCTACCAGCTCATCCGTCTTACGGAGGCGGTATCTCAAAGGGAATAATGAATTGTTCTCCATATACTAAAACTAATAAAAATAGATAGCTTCTTTCCCGTCAACCTTGACGACCTTGGCGTTGGCATCTTGGCATCCATAGTCAATCCAGAAACCGGCTGGGATTTTGATGCGGGTGTCGTCTCCGAGACCAGCCTCCTCCACGGCTCTCTTCAAATTACCCCAGGTGGCCAGCATAGATCCATCCTCAAACAGGGTCTTGGGTTTACGCCAGATGTCATAATCGCCGTGCCGACAAAAAAACACGACGCTGTCAGGCTGATCCCATTCTTGGACATCTATCCCAGCCTGCAAAATGGCCTTAACCCTGAATCTCTTGCCAACATACTCTCCCTTTTTGGGAGTCACACCACACTTAAATAACTCATCCGCATTCATATCTCAAATTGTTTTCTTATAAGTTCACTATCAATCACTTCCCACTCATTCCCATCAAAAGACAGCCAAATGTGCCCCCGCGAGCGCAAAAGCAGTACCGAGACGAGAATACCGTCCGCCTCTCCTCGCTCCAAGAGCCCCATAGCCTTGTCATTATCCATCATCCTTCCTTAACTCGATCAAATGCCAGTAATTCCCGACCTTGTCAATCCTCCCTATCCAGACGGAGCGGAGAATCCCGAAGGAGCAGCCCCATTCCCGCTGACATAAGAGGTCCAACTCGTCGTCGTACCGGCCGTCGCTGTTGTCCCATGTGGACAAAAAATGTGCCACGCAGGGAACATCATCCAAAGTTATGAAAGCCACGCCCTCTGGAGCGGCTTTCGGCAGCGCTAAATCCGGCGCAAGTATCTTGTCAGCGAACTTCGCCTTTATCGGATATCTCACGGTCATAGAACACGATTAAACAATACTCCTTACTTAAGACATCTTTGCCGTGCCCTTCAAGCACCGCATATGACTGCCACTTCTTAAATGCGGCTATCCATGAAATGCCATACCTCATCCGACACAGCATATCGCAGACGGAATCCTGCGGGATTTTCTCCACCTTCTCCACGGTAAACTCAGGGCCGTTGAAAAAACGGATCTTATCCCCTCTTCGGGCTTTGGCTATCGGCTTGGTCGGAGGATAATATTCCCCATACGGCAAGAGGATAAAATCAAGCCAGAAGTCGCCAGGAACAGCGTGCCTCGGCTTAAGTGTTCTGGATACTTTCATCCCCTATTTTTAGCCTCTTGTTATAAACCAATTTACTGGTCAAAGCGACCATCGCCGAACCGAACTCCACCATGACTCCACCGCTAACCTCCCAGTCCGACTCGGGACGGCGGCGGTACTGGTAAGCCATACTCTGCATCTCTATTATAATGCTTTTGCGGGAGAACTTCCGCACGGTGCCGGGCTCAATCTTCCAATGGACCATAGTCTCCCTCCGGAAGCGCTCAATCCCCACCGGATTGGGATACGCCAGCCACTCCTCTATCCCCATAAGATAGAAACGCATGCTTAACACTATCGGGCAAAAGGCGTAATTGAATTTCTTGACCTCATAGAGATACTCCTCGGCGAATCGCGCCAGACCGTGGTGGCGACACCAGCGGTAGAGAGAGAACCGCCACATCTTCCAGTCGTAATCGTCTGGCTCGCCAAGCACCCCGTATGTCCAGCCCGCCTTGTGCTGATCAAGGAACTCCTTGGCGGCATAGTCATCCCCCAACTCATAAGCGTCCAGCACGCCCTGCTTGAAACACATGGCACACAAACTGACAATCTGCGGAGCTGTCCGCCTATTTAACAGGGATATGCTCATCCTCCAAATACGACAATATCTGGAAAAACGTGCCGAGGGAGCACGGTGGCTCCCTCACTATCTGGTAACTCTCACCATTGAAATAAAGGATGGCAAGAACATACCCACGCTCGTCTTTAACCAGAATCTTTCTCATTATTTCTTCAGTAACTGGCCATTATCGTCCACGTACCACTCGCCCTTTTTGAACTCGGCTGGGTTAATCGGGGCGTCAATCATCTTGTCGAAAAGAATAATCCTGTTCTTCATTTCCTCGATGGACTCCTCGAAGTCTTTTCGGGCGAACTTGAAGACAAGACCACGCCAAGGGGCGAGGGGAGAGTCGGTATCCTTGAGAATGTCGTCGTCCTGGTAAATGTACTTGACCACCCATATCTCCTCAACAGCGGAATTCGATATAAACTGGCCAAGCAGTTGGTCCCCATGATCTTTCCATACGGCAAGTTTCTTCTCCTCATATGAGGTGTACTCATCACCGAAAAACTCAATGGAGGTCGCTCCAACAAGAGTCTTATATTCAAAGACTATCCGCTGATCCGGCGTGAACGCATCAGGGCTGGCGCCTACCGGGCAATCCGTAGCGATCCAGAACGGTATTTCAGGAAGTTCCTTGGAGTACACGATCTCATTATACCCGAGATTGGCCTTGCACCACTCGTAAATCGTCGGCTCCTGCTCGTTTCCGATCTCCATAGCCCTGGCAGACACGGGGTGAGTAAAACCATGCTTCCTCTCCCAGCGCTTGGAACGGATATAAGAAAGGTTTCCGTCAATAATCTTTCCGCTCGCGCTAGTAATCTGGCCCAACTCACTTGCGGTGATCATTCCGAGCCGTTTTTGCAGCCATTTTTGTTCCTTGTCCATAATTATTCGGGTAAATCACTTATCTGGTCAATAATAGCCTGTCTCACGGTGTCTGACTCAAAATCGTACATCGCGGCGATGTCATCAATGGTCTTCCCGTTCTTTAGAGCCCAGTCAACAATCACTTGGATCTTGTCCTCGGTGATGACCTTCTTCTGGGCCGGAGCGGCTTCCGGCGAAGCCGGAATTTTGCTGATACGAAGGCCCCAAGTCTCACCCCCATCCTGAACGTCACGTGTTTTCTCCTTCGTGAGCCTAACTGGGACATTCTCCAGACGGGCGGGATAACCGTCACACTCGGGGAACTGCTTCACGAGCCTTTTCCGGTTGGTCGCATTGAGTAACATCGGTAAGGAGGTATAAGGGTTCGGCGCAAAGTGCGCTACCCAAACACCAGCCTCAGTCCTACCGTTGATCATTTCGCTCTCTTTGTATTCAATACGAGCAATGATAATTCTCTCGATGTCCTTGCCCTCGGGTAAGCACTCGACGCCGCAGTGAGTGAGCTTCCCACCAGTGCGATAATGAATGTTTCTCTGATCTTCCATGACACTATTTATATCTTAATCGAATTGTTTTCAGGTGATTCTTTAGATATTCTCCTCGCGAACTTGTCATGAAGTCACCGACTCTGGAGTACACCTCGCTACACTGCCGAATGTAGACCTTAAGGTCTGGATAAGTGGCATTCAGCCTTGTAAGAATCTGCGACTGTAAATCGTAAAGCCCTGCCCGCTTAGCGCATTCCGCGTCAAAAGTCCGGTCTTGAATGATTGAACGTGTGTCCATAATTATCCGTTTCCATCAAGACTTGCAAACTCTATACCAGCCAGGGCCAGTTTCGCCTTCAGCTCCTTATTTTCATTGATAAGTTTGCGTACCTCATCCCAAATCCAATCGCCATTCTCCACATTGTGCTCAATAACACACTGCGGCACTCTTTTAGATAACATCACCAGCAAATCGCCCTCGAACCGCTCGTGCTCACAGATTTCCCTCTGCAACTCGCACAACTTGTCCGCCAGCATCCTCTTCTCGGCCTTTTTGGCAATCCTATTCTTCATCGCCAAGCGCCTCCGCTTTCTTCACCGCCTTCTTGAAACGGCCGTTGCTGTCCCTCTCGCGCTGCTTCTTCTCCTTCGGACTGGCCTCGACATACTCCTGGACCGCCTTGACCTCGGCGATTGCGGCCTCCTCGCTGTCGGTGGGATCCGGTTCGGTCTTCTCTAGACGCTTCTCGTACTTCCTCAACTCCTTCTGGATGCCGTCAACCAGGCCCTGATCAGTAGTCAGCAACTTTCCGAAAGTGTAAATCATCTGACAGAAGCCGATTATGTTGGAGTCGTCCTTACCGGCTAGCAAATAGCCATAAGGATGCTCGTCAGCCGTGAAACTGGCCTTGAAATTACCGCTCAGCGTCTCAATCGTCATGTTCAGACGCCTGAAACACCACTTGAAGCCACCATTCTCGCCCTTCCGGACAACGGGGTTCCTGAATGTGAACCACCAGATTTTACTAAATCTACTCATAGCGCTATAATTTTTGTAAAGATAATGATTTCTTCGCCACAATCATATCACCTATGTCCGCCTTTTCGGGTATTGGGATACCAGCAGGCCATTTTTTCCACCACTCCCAGACAGGGCCCTTCTCTTCCCACTCAATCCGGGCATCCATATCCGGAACCAGAAGCATATCCGGCTCTATCTCTCGAAGATTGGACTTACCACCGCAAGCCATAAACCTTCTATCTCCGAAGTAGAGCGAACAGAGCAACACGCTTTTTTCGCTTTCAGCGATAAAGGCTTTTTTCCCGTCGTTCGCAAGATGCGCTCCGAAGTAAGCCTTTCCTGTGTATCCGTCAGCGACCCGGTATTGCCGCCCGGGGAAGAAGTCCTTCCGCCTATGTCCGTCTTCTCCATAACATATTCTTTTGTCATATAATATCCTCCCTTGCTGGTCCACATACCAAAAAACGGCGTTCCCGTGCGAGTCCGTGGTCACATTATACCTCTCCCAGACCTCTCTCACCTTTTCCTCCGGGAACATCCCGCACATCCATCGGAAAAGCGGGCATTTCTCCAGCGGATACCGCTTGGCGCCCTCCAGAACATCCTTACTGACGTATTGGACCTCTGGAGCGACCCTCTTCCGGAACTCCCTATTCCACTCAATAGCCTGCGGCTGGCCCTTTATGATCCTCAAAGCATCCTTGAAGTCGCTGGCGCCACCGAATTCTATAAGCCACTGGGGCAAGGAAACGCATCTGCCGCCCTCCTCGCTCACCCAGACGCTACCCCGACCGACAAAGACCTTCAACTTGTCCCTCCTATAAGCGTGTTTGTCCCCGTTGAGATAATATCCGCCTTGCCAACCGTTGCCGTGCATCTCAAGCTCCATTCCCAGCAGCCGCGGGACGTTCCGCATCGCCGCCACGCAATCATAGGCGAAGCTGTATTTATCCGATTTTCCCATAGCTAAAACGGCAATGCGGCCTCCCTCTCCGCCTCAAGTTTGGCGAAATCCGGGATATCCTCGTCATCCTTCCGCCTTCTCTTCGGCTCGGGGTCGGGAACGCCCATGCAATACCACATACCGTCACTCCTGCGCACCTTAGCGAGACCCATCTTCTTAAACATCTCCGTGACCGCGTTCTTGTTCTTCGGAGTCTCCCCGAAGTCATTGCAATAGGCGATATACTCTTGACACCACTCCTTGAGGGACTTCCATCGTGGATCCTGCGGGCTGTCCGGCTCGACCTTGGCGTAATTGAACTCGGAGATCCACCGTCGCAGGGAGTTACTGGTGTTCTTCATCTCCTCAATCACGTCCCTCACCGAGGATGCGATGTCGATCTTGCCGCCGTTCTCCACAAAACTGTGATAACCCTCATACACCCAGTTGAAGATGGCCGCCTTCACGTCATCCGCCTGCAACTTAGCCTCCAAGGTGACATCCTTGTCCCTCTCGTCAATCTGGTTCGGGGCTATAATGACCAGAAACCTGCGGAAGTAGCCGTCCGTGTCGTCAGTAGTCGGCGGCATGCCGTTGGCGCAACACAACATGAGCGGAACCTTCGTAACCTTCGTCGGCCTGCGGGAGTACGGATGCCTCCCGGTGAACTCTCCACCCGAGACGAACGCCTTGAAATCACCACCCGAGAAGTCCTTCTTGCTCACATCGTCGCAGTAATTGACAATCTTGCCGTTGACGTCCGCCAGATGGTACTCGGCCTGGTTCCCGCTCTTGAAGAGCTGCTCTGGGCTATAACTACTCGCCACACTCCGGCCCAGCATGTTAATGACCGCCTTGCAGATGATACTCTTGCCGTTCTGCCCCTCGCCGACCACGAAACAGATGTACTCGATCTTGTATTCCGTCCTCTTGGCTAAGAAACAGCCGCAGAACTGGTGGAATGTCTCCCGCATGTTCTCGTCAGGCACGGTCTGGGCCAAGACTTTGTCCCACAAAGCAGACCTCGCGCTCGACATATAATTGAAATCCAGCACTATGTCTGTCTTGTACTTGACCGAGAAATCAAGCAACTTGCCGGTGTATGTGTCAAAAACACCGTTCTTGAAGCATACATACCTCCGGTCCGCCTCAAACTTGCACCTCTCGTCCGTCTTCAGCTTGTTAAGGCATAAATCCTTGATAGATTTGGCGGAGTTGGCTTGATAGACGATACCGACATCGCACCTCGCCATCGTCTCCATGATGATCTCCTGCAAAATCTCCTCCTTCACGACCTCGAAATGCTGCCCGTTGAACACGAAAAGCTGGTCATCGTCGTCCATCTTGAAGAAATCGCAGCCCTCATCACCGTCCAAGCCGCATATGTACCGCCGGAACGACAACGCCATCCCCGACTCCGTCCGTTTGTTCACACGGTCATCTGACGCGCCCGCACCCTGGATCGACGGACCCACAGTCGAGCACAAAAAGTCTATGATATAGTCATATCTCACGAAAACTTGCGGTTTTTTGTGAAAAAACCAGAGCGGGCAGGGGCCTCTCCCGTAGAAGAGGTGGGTACATCC